ACCCTGGACAGTATCGGGTAAGTCGGGTGTTTCGCTGCAGCTTCAAAGTGTGCAAGTGATTGACCTGGTTAGTAGTACATCAGGCGGTGAGGGATTTGAGGCTGTTGAGGGCAGTTTTGTGGGAGACGATATCATGCAGGAAGCTTTCGATGCCCCGATACCCGAAGCGGAGACAACCACATCAGCGGACCGCTTCTAGCGCCAAGCAACGTGGGATTCAACACGGGTACCGCAGTGGACTTGAGGACAAGATAGCTAAGCAGATTACCTCGGCAGGACTTGAGGTTAGCTATGAGACAGACAAGGTCCACTACGTAGTGCCTGAGCGCAATGCTAAATACACACCCGACTTCAAGCTACCTAAACCTGGTGGCTTTTTTTACGTCGAGACAAAAGGTATCTGGGACACGGCTGATAGGCAAAAGCATCTGCTGATTCAGAAGCAGCACCCAGATATCGACATTCGTTTTGTGTTTAGTAATTGCAATTCAAAACTCTACAAAGGGTCGAAAACGACATACGCATCTTACTGTGACAAGAATGGATTTGTGTATGCCCATAAAACGATACCTGACGAGTGGCTACACGAAAGCGACTAATGCTAAGTGTAGTTAAGGAGAGCAAAGAGGGGGTGGCCAAAGTATCGGCTGCCCCCTTTTTTTTGTGCCTGAGGGAAAGTGGAAATGAACGAAGAACAAAATGAAAACACATTCGTAATGCACACTGGTTGTGACGCGTGTGGGAGCAAAGACAACAATGCACTTTATAGTGATGGTAGTACCTGGTGCTTTGGCTGCCAGAAATACAAGCCTGGCGATAACGCCGATAGTGAACACACTGCGACCCCTAAAAAAATAAACAGAGACTTGCTGGAAGGCGAAGTTATGCCCCTGGCTGCTCGGCGTATTAGCGAGGCCACTTGCCGGAAGTTTGATTACACCGTCGGTGAGTACCGTGGGCGCCCTGTCCAAATTGCTAACTACCGTTCATCAACGGGTGAGATTGTTGCCCAGAAAATACGTGATGTTGACAAGAACTTTACGATTCTTGGTGACGGTAAAAAGATGGACTTATTTGGCCAGTGGCTTTGGAACGCAGGACGTAAGATTGTTATCTGCGAAGGCGAAATTTGCGCCATGTCCTGCTCACAGGCTCAGCAAAACAAATGGCCAGTGGTGTCCATTCCCAATGGAGCGCAGTCGGCAAAGAAGAGCTTAATGAAAGCCTGGGATTACCTGGCAAAGTTCGATGAAATTGTACTGATGTTTGACCAGGACGAAGCGGGTCAACAAGCCGCTATTGAATGTGCGGAGGCCTTGCCAGTTGGCAAAGTTAAGATAGCTAAGCTTCAGTACAAAGATGTTAATGATGCTCTGCAGGATGGAGCGGAGGCCCACATTGTCGATGCGATTTGGAAAGCATCGGAGTGGCGACCTGATGGCATTGTGTCAACTTCTGATATGCGCGACGAAATCACCAAGACCGATGAAGAATCTCTGGTCAAATATCCTTACGCACAGCTTAACGAAATTACTAAGGGCATTCGCCCATCCACGCTAATAACAATCTGTGCAGGTTCTGGTGTCGGCAAAAGTACTTTGATTACTGAGTTTGCCTACCACCTACATTGCAACGACCAGAAGGTCGGCATGCTGATGCTCGAGGAAGAGAACCGCAGAACAGTGCGTGGCTTACTTAGCCTTCACATGAATAAAAACATTGTCCAAGAGTTTGATGCTGCTTCACCGGAAGAGGTCCTATCTGCTCACGACGAGCTATTCCAACACCAGGACATCCAACTGTTCAACCACTTCGGCAGCACCTCCCTCGACACTATCGTCAACCGCATTCAGTACATGGTGAAAGCTATGGGCTGTACCCACATATTCCTCGACCACATCAGCATATTGGTCTCAGGACTTACTGGCCAGGTGACCGATGAGAGGCGGCTTATTGACAGCGTCATGACAACCCTGCGGCAGATGGTCCAGGAGCTTGGGATTACGCTGTTCCTGGTCAGCCACCTTACGCGGCCTGGGGGTGCAGGGCATGAGGGTGGCGAGTCTATTAAATTGTCACAGCTACGTGGCAGCCACTCAATTGCTCAGTTAGCAGACCAATGCATCGGTCTCCAGGTTAATCCAGACGACCCCACGGATGACACAAGAACTCTGGTCGTTCTCAAGAACAGATTCACTGGTCAAGTAGGTTGGGCCGGAACACTCAAATATGACAGAAACACAAGCCGCCTAAGCGACAGCGGCTGCGGGGATAACCTGCGATTTTAAAAGTCGTAACTAAGGAGACAAGGCCATGAGCCAGAAAAAAGCAGTACTCAGTTACCTAACCACAGGTGCTGGAATCACCTCACAGTATGCCTTCAGTCACATGGGCATCACTCGGATATCAGCAGTAATTTACAACTTAATCAACGATGGCTACAACATCGAGCGGGTTGATGTTCCAGTTAATAATAGGCATGGGCGCTCCGTTAAAATTGGGCGTTGGTTTCTGAGGGAAGGTGACCGAGCTATCCAAAAAGAGTTAGACCTATGAAGGTCGTGTTCGATTTAGAATCCGACGGCCTCTTGCCTGAGCTTACAAAAATTCACTGTATTGGGCACTACGACTTGGACTCAGGTGTTCAGGAAGTTAGCCTGGCACACGTTGGCCAGGACATCGAAGAATGCTTAAGAATGCTGCAGTGTGCCGATGAAATCATAGGCCACAACATTATTGCCTTTGATATTCCTGCGCTTCAGAAAGTGTACCCCTGGTTCAAACCCACCGGAAAGATTACCGACACCCTGGTCATCAGTCGCCTAGTTGCAGCTGACTTAATAAATGACGATGCAAACTCGGTAAGCCTGCCTGAAGGTTTCCCAAAAAGACTTTGGGGTAGCCACTCATTGAAAGCCTGGGGATTAAGAATGGGCACGATGAAGGGTGATTATGATGGTGGCTGGGAAGAGTGCAACCAAGAGATGCTGGACTATTGCATCCAGGACGTTAACGTCACCAGCTTCCTTTATGCCCGTCTTATGGGTGATGCTAAAGACTTCTCGCAGCGTTCCCTGGACCTTGAGCACGAGCTCGCAGAAGTATGCTTTAGGGTTGGCAACAACGGTTGGACCTTTGACCAGGATAAAGCCAGTGAGCTGTACGTCGAGCTCGCTCAGATTAGGATTGCATTGGAGAAAGAGCTCAATGAACTATTCGAGCCTTGGGAAATACACCTGGACTTTATACCTAAAGTTAACAACAAGTCTCGAGGTTATGTTAAGGGCGAGGTGTTCACCAAAGTAACGGTGGTCGATTTTAACCCGAATAGTAGAAAGCATATCCACCGCTGCCTGGTCGAAAAGTACGGTTGGAAGCCCAAGCACTTTACGCCTTCCGGTGAGGCTAAGGTCGACGAGCAAGTGCTGGTTAAGCTGCCTTACCCAGAGGCGCAAAAGTTAGCTAAGTTTTTCTTGGTCCAAAAGAGGATTGCTCAGTTGGCTGAAGGTAGCCAGGCATGGATGAAGAAGGTAGACAGCGACGGCAAGATACGCCACACCATTATCAGTGGTGGCACTGTGTCAGGGAGGGCAGCACATCGCTCACCTAACGCGGCCCAGGTACCCTCGACCAGGTCAGCATTCGGCAAGCAGTGCAGAGACCTCTGGACCGTACCTAAAGGCTGGACGCTATGTGGTGCTGACCTCTCAGGTCTAGAGCTGCGGTGCCTGGCGCACTACCTGGAGGATGACGGTGAGTACGCCAAGCAGATACTCGAGTCAGACATACACACTTTTAACCAGAAGGCTGCAGGACTCCCTACAAGGGATGCTGCCAAGACCTTCATCTACTCACTGCTTTTTGGTGGGGGTGACAAGTTGATAGGTGAGATTGTCGGTGGTAATTCCAAGGATGGTAAAAGACTCAAAGCTGCATTCGATTACAACGTGCCTGCATTCGCAAGGCTAAAGCAAGAACTACAACAAGCATTTAAGCGTGGATACCTCAAAGGTCTGGACGGCAGAAAGCTGTTCGTGAGGTCAGAGCACAGATGCCTTTCTCAATTACTCCAGTCGTCTGGTGCAGTCCTGTGTAAGCAGTGGTTGGCATTAATCGATAAGGAGATAACTAAGCAAGGGCTAGAAGCATACATCGTCGGCTGGGTACATGACGAGGTGCAGATTGCCTGCAAGACCAAGGAGATAGCAAACGATGTCGGTAATATCACTCGAAGAATGGCGAAAGAAGCAGGAGAAGCATTCCAATTTAACCTCCCAGTCGAAGCAGAGTTTAACCTGGGACGAACTTGGAGTGACACCCACTGAATCTAGCGACACTGAAACAGACCTGGACACCTTAATTGGGTTCTGGATTGTGCTCGACAAGGCTGCTCGGGAACCGTTCACAGTCAAATCAAACTTTGCCAGGAAGAGCGCCTGGTTCATCGCGGTCTGCTCTAGTAAGGGACTGCTGACCACAGAAATAGATTACGAAATATTCGGCAACCAGTGGCTAATCACTGAAGACGGTCAAGACTTTAAGGAGGCCATTGATGAACATATTACAAGCACTCAGTGACACCAAGACCACCTTACTAATTGATGGCGACTTATATTTATACCAGGCATGTGTTGCCGTCGAGGAAGAGGTGGACTGGGGTGACGATATCTGGTCACTCTATTGCGACATAGGTAAGGCTAAAGAGATATTCAAAAGCCGCCTAGAAAGCTTCTGTGAGCGCCTGGACACCGATGAATACCTGGTGTGCTTCACAGTGGGCGACAACTTTAGAAAGACCGTGCTGCCTGACTACAAGGGCAACCGTAAGAAGACCCGTAAACCTGTGGGCTATAAGGCCCTGGTTGAATGGGCAATCAAAGAGTTCCCATGCCATGTGCAGGACACCCTGGAGGCTGACGATATTATGGGCATCCTGCAGTCAGCTAAGGTCAAACCCACGGCCATTGTGTCCGACGACAAGGACATGAAGACCATACCAGGGAAACTCTACAGACCTATGTCCGATGAGCTATTACACATTAAGGATACGGAAGCAGACACATACTTCCTGACGCAATGCCTGACTGGGGACAGCACTGATGGCTATGCAGGCCTCAAAGGCATCGGTCCTAAGACTGCCGAGAAGATACTCGGACCTCATCCTACCTGGGAGCTGGTGGCCCAGGCATACACCAAAGCAGGGCTTACCAGGGAAGATGCAATTGTGCAGAGCAGGTGCGCCAGGATACTACGGTGGTGCGACTGGGATGAGACAACTGAAACCATAAACCTATGGGAGCCAGGCCGATGAATGACTCAGAGCTAATGCGCCTGGATGGTTTCAACGATGCAGTAGTAGGTCACACCTGCAACCTGGGCCACCCTGTACTAGTTTACGACATGGACAAGATTATTGAGATTCTGGAGCACGAGCAGGGAATGGAGCACCACGAGGCCAGTGACTACTTCTGGTTTAACGTGGCTGGCGCCTACTTTGGTCCAGAGACCCCAATCATCATGTGCCTCGACGAAGGAGATTATTTTCATAATGATATTAACAACACGAGACCGTAAGCAGCTGACCCCTGAAGAATTTGATGCGCCTAAAGCGGGCTATGACATTCTCCAGGTCGGCGATGAGGAAGACTTACTACGCACGAGCTACTGCCGGTGTGTCCCTAAGAAAACGAACTGGATGATGCCGTGTCGAGACTGCGGCAGGAGAATCAGGATATGAGTATCAATATGGCAACACCAGCTGACTGGAATAAGCTGCGGCAGGAGCACCCTGCGCTGCAGAGGTATGCCCAAGACGCCCAGGAAGAACACGACGAAATCTATGGTGGCCCTGAGGTCGACCCAGTGAACCACCCTGAGCATTATACCCAGGGCAATGTCGAGTGTATCGATGGTATCCAGGCGGCCTTAGGTGGTGACACAGAGGCCTGGAGAGGGTTCCTGAAGGGCCAGGTTATTAAGTATGTCTGGCGAGAAAGCTTAAAACACGGCTCAGGCGAGCAATGTGTACAGAAGGCTGACTTTTATCTGAAGAAGTTATTGTTAAGTTATCAAGAGCAATAGCAATTAGTGTTACAAGGGTAAAGGCAATCATATAGTTCATGTGGTGTATCAAGGTCCTCTATGGTTAGGTGAGGGCCTATTATAGGAACACTAGAGAACTAGGCTAATGCCGATTGTCTATGGCATGTATGCGATAAATGGATAGCACAGTAAGGTAAAAGGGGCTCAGTAGTCATTGATTAGTAGCAGAATACTATTGTCAGACAAGTCTATGCATGGTTGAATAGACGCCTTGCTGCATAAAAGCGGCCGCCTACCAGGGCGTTGACCGTAGTTGGATAGAGCAAGCTATCCTGGTCTCGTCCCTGGTAGACGACACGCTTGCAGTTTACTCCCCTATACACCGAATAGTCCAGTGCTGCACCTACCCAAAAGGGGTGGGTCTACCTCCTGAATACCCTGAGTTACCTACCAAATAATTATGTCCACCTTTAAGAGAGATACGTCTGTCTGCGGCGTCGGCTGATACTAACGTCGACTAACGCACACACGACCCACAGTTTATCTCAAGGCCTCCCTGGTTATCATGTGTCTCCCCCCTCAGTGTTCATGGGATGACTAAGGAGGTCTTGGGTAATTATTACAATTAGAATATAAAACACCAAGACAACTCAGGATAAGGCCAACACAGGCATGTCGTGTTAAAAGCTAAGGCTCAACTGCTGTTGTCTATTGTTCTATAGTCACCATGTGTATGTTCTTTAGTAAACATGTGTATCGATACGTGTGTTGACCAGGGTTTACTTAGGTGGACTTAGGTGGACTTAGGTTTACTTAGGTCCCGATTTGTACACAAGAAATCAGCCGTCGCGCCAATAAAAATCTCAGATAACCAAATGTCAAATGGATGTCGGAGTAGGGCGGTAGGCAAAGGTCAATAGATAACACATCGATTGACGTAAGAAACCCAGTAACCACGCGGCCTGCAGCCTATGAGCTCAGGAATCCAGGGACTCCAGCCCAGAAAATCAACCCCCCGCACCCAATGTCTGACGATGACTTCAAAAACGCCGCTTAACCCCGCGCTTGTTGTTGTTGTTGTCAGCCTCTTAATAGCAGGGTCCCCCTGAGAAAACTAAAGGTCTACCACCCATGCCCCTCGAATCAGCCACGTATATCAATCAGCTACTGGTTACTAACCCCGAAGCTACCGATGCGCTGTCCCAGGCAGACGAGCACCTGCGCCTCATCAAGTCTACGCTCCAGGCCACCTTCCCTAACATCACGGGACCTGTGACCAAGACCCAGGTAGAACTTGATGCAGCAGCTGCAACCTCAGCAATCATATCGGATGGCTCAGCGCCTACCCTGACTGCAGGCATTACCGCAGCATCTCTCAAGACACTTTTAGCAGTCTCTGAGCCAGCGATTGTCTCTGACGGTAGCACCCCGACGCTAGGCGCAGGGATGACTGCCGCTGCTCTCACTACTTTGTTGGGAGTCACTGCCCTTGTGGCATACCCCGTGGGGGCTGTGTATACCTCAGTCGTAAGTACCACCCCCGACACTTTGTTTGGAGGTACCTGGTTACCCATAGGCGTGGGTAAGGTCCTGGTCGGTATTGATAGTCTCGACACTGACTTCGACACCGTAGAGGCCACAGGTGGCTCTAAGACCCACACATTGAATATCAGTGAGATACCCGCCCACAGCCACGATGTGTTGTACCAGGAACTCGATAACCTGGGGCAGACCACGCACCCTGCAGGCACCAACCCAGGTGACCCTACAGCCACCATTGCCACCCAGGACACTGGGGGTGGTGGTGCCCACAATAACTTACAGCCTTACCTGGTTGTCCACATGTGGAAGCGTGTTCTTTAACAACAGTAACAGGAGCTAGTCTATGCCGCAGAATCTGCCTATTAGAGGTCTAGGTAATGCAGGTGTAGTTACCGATATCCCACCATCGACACTGCCCCCTGAAGCTTTCACCAGGGCTAAGAATGTACGCTTTGATGAAGGTACTGTGTCTAGGGCCCCTGTCTTTAGAAACATCCAGGACAGCCTAGCCATAGCCCCAGCCTTTGTACATGGTATTACTGCAGCCTCAGCCTCCAGCTTCTCCTCGGTTATCTTAGCCTCGGATACTTACGAGCTACGTGAGTATGTAAACGGTAGCCTGGTGTCGCGCCAGGGCAGCCTAGCGACAACCTCGACCAGTGGCCTACGCTACACAGCGACCACTCTGGCTGACATCACGTACTTAAACAGAGCTGACAAGGTACCTGGATATATGGCCCAGGGCGGCACTCAGTTTGCTGCGCTCCCTAACTGGGATAGCACCTGGAGAGCTGCGTCCGTAAGAGCGTATGGTGACTTCCTGCTGGCTCTAAACACCACTGAGAGCGGCACTGGGTACAGTACTCGAGTGCGGTGGTCTAACCCAGCCCTGGCAAACTCTGTGCCTAATTCTTGGGATGCATCTGATGCCACTAAGAGCGCAGGTTTTAATGACCTGGTCGAGATGAAGACCCCAATCCTGGACGGTGCATCCTTAGGTACTAACTTTGTTATCTACTCTAGAGACCAGGTGTACCTGATGGAGTTTACGGGTGGTGCATTCATCTTCAACTTCAGAAAGCTATTTACCGATGCAGGTGTAATCAACCAGAACTGTGCTGTCGAAATTGAAGGTAGGCACTTTGTCTTTGGCACTGATGACATCTATACACACGACACTCACTCTAAGCAGAGTATTGCCGATGAAAAAGTTAAGCAGTACATCTACTCAAGTCTTAACACCGCCAAGACCGACAAGTGTTTTGTCCAGGCTAACCCTCTCCTGGAAGAAATATATTTTTGTTATGTGTCTGGCGATGATATGGCCGAGTACACCAGTGGTACAGAGTGTAACCGCGCTGCAGTGTTCAACTATAAGAATGGCACTTGGTCTTTTATGGACCTCCCCAACGTGTCCGCAGCTACTGCAGCATCAATACCTACTGCCTCGACATATGCAACCGTAACTAATAGCTACGAGACTAATGGTGGTACCTACTTTAGCCAGGAAGCTGGTTACGACTCCCACACATTATTTGCAGGCAAGAGCAACACCCCCGATGGCATCAGCTCACACAAGCTCTACGGCCTGGACCTCACGGGTAGCTCGAGCATGCTCTCAGCTCCATATGATTCCGAGGCTAACAAGGCACCCTTTGTGGAGCGTACAGGTATAGACCTCGATGAGATGATGCAAATCTCAGCTTACAAAGTAATCTCCAGAATTTACCCCCAGGTGTATACAGAATCCTCGAACATGCAGTTTCAATTCAAAGTGGGCGCCTCGAACCTACAGAACTCAGTACCCACCTATGAGTCCCAGGTAACTTTTGACGCATCGTATCAGCACAAGATTGATTCCCGAGCAGCTGGTCGATACCTGGCCTACCGCATGGATGTCCTGGACACCAAGAACTTTGATTTCTCAGGGTTTGATGCCGAGATAACCACAACTGGTAGGAGGTAAGCCCCATGTCCCAACAGCTACCTCTAGGGTACAAGCGCAAGCCTGTGCCAACTCTGGGCGACAGTCCTGAAATCATTAAGTCTTTTGTGGCCGACGAGCTGCAGCGAATCGAGAATACCCTGGCACTGAATGGCCAGGAAACCAAGACAAACCAGGACGGTATTACTGAAGTCAA